GAATACCCTCAATATCGAAGGCAATGCATTCCACCCCGAATGGAACTATACCATCGCGCCAAGAGCCCCGCCTTGAAGCAGAAATTTTTGGGCGTCGCCTAAGCCATCGCGCGACAAGGGTCTGCGCCGCGAGCGCGCCATCGTCGAGATCCACGCAAAATCCGGCCTGCGCGCCGAGCGCGTGCCGCTGTCGGGCGCCACCCACTATCGCGGCAACGGCGCGGACGTCGATCTGTACGTCCGTGGCGCCGCGCCGGTGAAGGCCGAGGTGAAGGCCCGTGGCGAGGGCGGTGGCTTCCGCACCCTGGAGCGCTGGCTCGGCGCCAACGACGCGCTGTTCCTGTGGCGTGATCGGGCCGCCCCCTTCGTGGTCCTGCCTCTGCACGTCTGGCTCGAAGTCGCCGGGCGCAGCGCGCGCGTCGATGCCGACACGGACGCCGATCGCGTGGAACGCCGTCGCGGCATCGAACTAGGCCCCATTCCATCGAACGACGCCGTCGGCCGCCAGGTCGCCTGAGATTATTGCCGTTCCCCCCACACCGCATGGAGACTCCACGTTGAGCAACCGAGCAACCGTCGCGCAGATTCGTGAGATGGACACTGGGCAGATCGCCCAGTTGCCGATCGACCATCTGGTTCTGCTGGCCGACGACGTCGCCGAACTCAAGGCCGACACCAAGCAAGTTGGCGACAAGTTCGCCGCTGCCTTGCACGTCCGGTTCGGCGACTAGGCCGCAGTCACCCGGCGCATGGAGGGCAAGGACACCGGTCGCGTCCGCCTTCTCGTCGATGGCGTCGCGATTGTCGCCGATCTGCCGAAGCGGACCGAATGGCAGCAGGCCAGGCTGTCCGAAGCCGTCGCGGTGCTGCGCGGCTAGGGCGAGGACCCTGCCGACTATGTGGCCGTCGAGATGAACGTGCCCGAGAGCCGCTACGCCGCCTGGCCGCCGCGCATTCGCGCCCTGTTCGAACCGGCCCGCACCGTGGGCACCGGACGACCGACCTACACCCTCACCCCGAAGGAATCTCGCGCGTGACCCACGAACTCCGCATCCAGGTCGCCATCCCTCTCGCGGGCGACGCCATGGCCAGGGCCAAGGACGTCGCGGCTTTCGAACCGACACTCGACAGTTTCACCGAGGCCGTCGCGCGCGCCGACGGGCAGATCGAGGTGGACGTCGTCAAGGCCAAGCCGCGGCCGAGCCGGGAGGCATCGTGATGGCGATTTCCCTCGCATCCCTGCGCCGCGGCGGTGAGGCACAGCCACCCCGGCTGCTGTTCTACGGCGTCGCTGGTGTCGGCAAGACCAAGCTCGCTGCGGCCGCGCCCAATCCGGTATTCCTGCAAACCGAGGATGGGCTCGGTGGCATCGACGCCACAACCTTCGGCGTGCTGCGCAGCTATGGCGACGTCCAGGACGCGCTCGACGTGCTGTATGGCCAGCCGCACGATTTCCAGACCGTCGTGCTGGACAGCCTCGACTGGCTGGAGCCGATGATCTGGCAGCACACCTGCGCCATCCAGACCACCCCGTGGGCTTCGATCGAGCAGCCCGGCTTCGGCAAGGGGTACACGGCAGCGGTCGATACCTGGCGCGGCTTTCTCGACGGGCTGAACCTGCTGCGCAATGAGCGTGGCATGGGCGTGATCCTGATCGCGCACGCCGACATCAAGCGCTTCGACAGCCCTGAGACCGAGCCATACGACCGTTACCAGCCCAAACTGCACGCCCGCGCCGCGGCACTGGTGCAGGAGCACGTCGATGCCGTGCTGTTCGCCAACTATCGGATCAGCACGCTCAAGTCCGATGCCGGCTTTGGCAAGAAGGTCGTGCGCGGGGTGAGTGGCGGCGATCGGCTGCTGCACACCACCGAGCGGCCGGCCTACCTGGCCAAGAACCGCTTCGGCCTGCCCGACACGTTGGCACTGGACTGGCCGACGCTGGCGGCGGGCATCCCCTTCTACACCCCAGAGACCGCGCACGCCGCGGAGGAGGTTCACTGACATGGCCCAGCTCAACCAGCACTTCGACGCCAACACCGTTGAGCCTGCTGCTCCCTTAGAGCTTCTGCCGCCCGGGCGCTACGTCGCGCAGATCGTGCAGAGCGAGATGCGCGCGACCAAGACAGGTAACGGCCAGCTGCTTTGGCTCGAGCTCGAGGTGATCGAGGGCCCCCACCAGGGCCGAAAGATCTGGGACCAGCTCAACCTGGTGAATCCGAACCAGCAGACGGTGGAGATCGCGCAGCGCGCCCTATCCGCGATCTGCCATGCGGTGGGGCAGCTGCTGGTGAACGATAGCGAGCAGCTTCACCTGCGGCTGCTCCAGGTGACGCTCGCAGTCGAGCCGGACAGCCGGGACAAACACCTGGCGCCGCAAGAGCAGCGCAAGCAGAACAAGGTCAAAGGCTACGCGCCGCTTGGCCCAGCGCCGACCGTGCGTGCCACGGCCGCGCCGGCAACCCCGTCGCGCACGGCCCCCCCGCCACCGCGTCAGGCACTGGCAACGACAGCCTCCACGCCGCCCTGGCGCCGTGCGGGTTGACCATGGCGCCCCTGCCTCAACCACCCGAGCCGACCGTCGCGGCGATCTACGCCGCTTACGAGGCCGACGCCGCCGACGGGTATCGCGCCCATCTCGGGGCGTCGGTGATCGGTGGCGCCTGCGACCGGGCCATCTGGTACGGCTTCCGGTGGGCGAGCCGGGCGCGGCACACCGGCCGGCTACTGCGGCTGTTCGAGACGGGGAATTTGGCGGAGGCACGCTTCGTCGCCAACCTGCGCCGCATCGGCGTCACCGTGCTTGACCTGGACCCGAACACCGGACGGCAATGGACGCTACGCGACGCCGCCGGCCACTTCGGTGGCAGCATGGACGCGGTGGCGATCGGCCTCCCCGACGCGCCGAAGACCTGGCACGTCTGCGAGTTCAAGACGCACGGCGAGAAGTCCTTCCTCGCCCTGCAGAAGGACGGTGTCGCCGCGTCCAAGCCGGCGCACTGGGCGCAGATGCAGGTCTACATGCACCTCGCCGGCCTCGACCGAGCCTTCTACCTGGCGGTCAACAAGAACACCGACGAACTCTACCAGGAACGCATCCACGCCGACGCTGAGGCCGGGCTGCGCCTGCTGGCCAAGGCTGAGCGCATTATCGACGCATCGCGGCCCCCGACCCGGATCAGCGACGACCCTGCCTGGTGGCAATGCCGGTTTTGCGACCACCATGCCGTCTGCCACGGCGGCGTCCTGCCGGAACGCCATTGCCGTTCCTGCCTGCACGCCACCCCCGTGGCGGATGGCCAATGGCACTGTGCCCGGCATAACGCCGCGTTGTCACCGCGGGACCAGGCAACCGGCTGCGCCGCCCACCTTCTAATCCCCGACCTGGTCCCCGGCAAACAGACCGATGCCGGCGAGGACTGGGTCAGTTACCGCATGCCCGACGGCGCCGAATGGCGTGATGGGGTGCCGGTATGACCGTGTCCCTGCGTCCGTACCAGCGCGCGGCGATTGACGCGCTCTATGGCTACTTCGCCGAACAGACCGGAAATCCACTCGTCGTGCTGCCGACTGGCTGCCACGCAGCAGGCACCATGATCCTCATGCACGATGGCTCGGCCAAACGCGTCGAGGAGGTGATTCCCGGCGACGCCCTCATGGGGCCCGACAGTCGGCCGCGCCGCGTGCTGCAACTGGCTCGTGGTCGTGAGCCCATGTGGCGGGTGATCCCCAAAAAGGGCGAGCCCTTCGTCGTGAACGAAGGTCACATCCTTTCCCTCGCTACGACGAACGAGGGAAAGCCGTATCGTTGCACACAGGATGGCTCCCGCATCGACAACATCTCGGTGCGCGACTACCTCGCCAAGTCAAAATCCTGGAAGCATCTTCGCAAATTGCGCAGGGTTGCGGTGGATTTCCCGCCTCGCCAGATCCCGGTCCTGGAGCCATGGACGCTCGGAGCCCTACTGGGCGACGGATGCCTGACCAACGGCATTGTGCTGAGCAATCCTGACCAGGAGGTGCTGGACGGTGTCTGGGCGGAAATGGAACGGCACGGCCTCCATTTTAATGCCAAGGAGAACGGTCGTGGCACGTGCTGGGGTGTCGGCTTTGGCGACAGCGAGGCGTCTCGGTCCCGACCCAACCGCGTCACCAGCATCCTTCGCGGCCTCGGTGTCGCTGGCGCCGGTGCGGCAGCGAAGTTCATCCCGGACGAGTATCGCCTCGGCAGCAGGGAGACGCGGCTCGGCGTGTTGGCGGGTCTGCTTGATACGGATGGCCACCTTGAGAACGGCACAGGGTTCGACTTCATCAGCAAGTCGCAGCTTCTGTCAGATGACGTTGTCTTTGTCGCTCGCAGCCTCGGGCTATGGGCTGCCTGCTCAGCCTGCCAGAAGTTCGATCAGAACGGCGCCGGTGGCACCTACTGGCGCGTGACTATCTGCGGCTACACGGACATGATCCCTACCCGCGTCACACGGAAGCGCGCCGCACCTCGCCGCCAGAAAAAGAGCCCACTGGTCACCGGATTCACTTTGGAGCTAATTCCCGCTGAGAATTTTTTTGGTTTTGCACTGGATGGCGATCATCTCTACCTGACTTCGGACTTCGTCGTTCACCACAACACCGGCAAGAGCCTGTGCATCGCCGGGTTCACGCGCCAGGCGATCGAGGGATACCGCGACACGCGTGTGCTGGTACTCACGCATGTCCGGGAATTGATTCAGCAGAACTTCATGGCCCTGATGCGCGCCTGGCCCGAGGCACCGGCCGGCATCTATTCCGCCGGCCTGTCGCGCCGCGACATCCGCGCGCAAATCCTGTTCGCCGGCATACAGTCGATCCACCGCCATGCCAGCCGGGTGCAGCGCTGCGACCTGGTACTGATCGATGAGGCGCACCTGCTCGGGCGCAAAGACAGCGGCATGTATCGATCGTTCCTGACGCAGTTGAACGAGATAAACGCCGGGTTGCTCAAGGTCGTCGGCTTCACTGCCACGCCTTACCGGCTGGATTCTGGTTTTCTCCACGAGGGCAAGGATCGCCTGTTCACCGACATCGCCTACGAGGTGCCGGTGCTGGACATGATCCAGCAGGGCTACCTCTGCCCGGTCGTACCGAAGCAGACTGCCACGCAGCTCGACGTCGGCGGCGTCGGCACCCGCGGTGGCGAGTTCATCGCCAAGGACCTGGAAGCCGCCGTCGACCGCGACGAGATCACACGCGCTGCTGTGGCCGAGATCGTCCAGCACGGCGAGAGCCGCGGCTCCTGGCTGGTGTTCTGCTCCGGCGTTGCCCATGCGCGCCACGTCCGTGATGCCATCCGCGAGCATGGTGTCGCCGCGGAGACCGTGACGGGCGATACGCCGGGGCCGGAGCGGGACGGCATCCTGGCAGCCTTCAAGGCAGGCCGCCTGCGCTGCGTCACCAATGCCAACGTCCTGACCACCGGCTTCGACGCACCGGGCGTCGACCTGATCGCGCTGCTCCGCCCTACCA